AAGCAATATAATGATAATCAGATGTTGTTAAACCACATCTTTTAACCCAAACTGATAAAGTATATTTATCTGCATTTGTTGGTGTTCCTTGTGTTCTGTTTAAATAATCACTACTACCATCATTAAACCTTAATGAATTATCTACATCATAGCCTGTGTCTTTTATGGAGTTAGTTCCAAGTATTAGTGGCATTAAATCTCCAATGTTGGAAGTTCGCCTAGTGGTCTTGTAACAGAACCATCTTCTTGTTCTGTATATGTGTATAAAGTTTCTAATGCTGGAGTATCAATTGCATTTGTAATTTGAGTTTCCATTTCTGCTTGTTTAGTTCTAACTGCATCTCTGTGAGTAGAGATAGCACTAGGTATAGCAGTTTCTTTTTCTGCGTTTCTAGTTATGTACCAATCAGTATTAGATAATATTCCAGCTACTTGTTGTTTTAAAGTTCTAATTAATTGTGTTTTCAAACCCTCAACTTTTACATCTCCAACTTCTTTATCATCTGGTAAATCTCCATCATCTGAATCTGCTTGTGTCCATAAGCTATCTGCGTGTGCTTTAGGTGTTGCAGTTCCCCATGATCTAGTAACTTGGTTGTCTGTAAAAGAATAAGATTCATTTGTGTTAATGTACCATTTCTCATCTTTTTTATTTGTTGAATCAGTTATCACTTCATAAATACCTATGGCATTTAATTCTGACTTTGACCATAACTGAAATATTTTAGCTGGGTATCTTACATCTCCTATAACCATTGATTTAGGATTTGTAATTAATTTTGATATTGAACCATCTTCTACTAATGCGTACATATTTTAACTTTCACTTAAATTTAATGTTCTACCTACTTCTTGCCACACAGCACCATTGTATCTAAATACTAATATGTCTGTCTTACCATCTGTTGAAGTAAATGTTGGTGCAGTTGATGCTGCAAATTCGAATACTGTATTAAAAGCTATTGTGTGTGAACCATTGTAATTAATTTCAATACAAATAAAAGCACCCTCAACAGGATTAGTTGGTGCAGAGAAAGTAGTGTTTTCTGTTGTTAGATGATATGCGTTTGGTTTAGCTTGAGTATCCCAAGCAACTGCATTTGATGATGATGTTAATGCTTGTTGAGGAATGTAAGCTAAATCGTTAAATTTAATTGCACCAGTTCCTTTTGTTGAAAATTCTAAACCAACATTTGTATCATCTCCTGTTGCAGAAATACTTGGATTACTTCCTGTTGCTTGATTAGTTATAGTTATTTCATTAACTGCACTACCTGTTTCTACAAATTTTAATAATTCGTTTGTGCCATCTCCAATAGCATTTCCATTAACATCTAGTTGGCCACCTAATTGTGGAGTAGTGTCATTCACTAAATCTGCTACAACCGAACTATCAAGCCAATCTACTGTATTTGCAGTAGTGTTAATATTTGCTAAAGATATGTCATCAGCACCATCATAAAATTTTAATGTGTTAGCAGTTGCACCCCCAGATGTATCTAGCCAGATTGTACCAGCTACTGCACCACTTGGTCTTGATGTACCAGAATTAGATGAGTTTATTGCAGATAGAACATTGTTTAAATCTGTTCTAAACGATGGGAAAGATTGGTTTGCTATATCGTAATCGTGTTGTGCCATGATTGTTTTATACTCCTTTTAAAACCCTTTTGCAATAAAATCAAATGTTTTTGATATTGCTGTATTACTTGAATTTTTAAATGTTACATTAAATCCATTAATAGTTTTACTTTCTACCAAGAAATAATCTCCTGTTGCCATTCCTTGCCCTGTAATTCCAACTGCATAATTATCAGATTTGAATGGGTTTGTAAATGTTACAGTTTTAGTTCCAGCACCAGATGATATATCATTGCCACTAAATATTCTATCAGGCATATCTATTGTAACTGTTACAGCAGATACTCTTGGAGTGGAAGCACCATCTCTTGAAATTAAAACAACTCTAAATTTAAAATATCTAGCTGTGTAATCTCCAATTACAAAATTTTGAAAAGCAGTAAATGTAGAGTTATCATCACTTGTTGCTATCTCAATATGTGCATTAGCATTAGCTGGTGTATCTCCATCAAAGTTGGAAGAAGCAGAATCAAAATTACCACTTCTATTGTCAAATAAATCGTCTGGGTTATCTGATGTTTGAGTTAATGATGCTGTAATTCTAGCTGTGTGTTTAGCACCTATATCAATTACATCACTAAATAAATAATTACCACTTGCAAAAAAGTCTGCATTAGCAACACCAGAATCAAAGAATCTAGTTGTTTCATCATCAAAGTTTCCACTAGCTGCATCAAATAATTCTGATGAATCTAATTCTATTGCATCATCTGTAATTACAACATTTGTTAAAGTTCCATCAAAGTCAGGGTGTTCAGATTGTGTGGCTACTGCATTAAAATTTAATGTGCTAGTTACATTAGAAATAATTGCAGTTGCATTAGAACTAAAGTTTCCTAGCTTATCAACAGCTTTTAAAAGATAAGTTCCAGCCCTAGCTGGTACAGATATTGAAGTTGCTGGTCTTGATACTTTTTCTACTAATGCTACCGAGTTTTGCCAATCAGCAGTTCCATCAGTTTCTTCACTAAATCTTAAATTATAATATGCTAAATCAAGATCAGGTATTTGTGTCCAACTTAAATGTGCTTCTTGTCCTACAATATTACAAGCAAAGTCCTCAACATCACTAGGTGGCTCAATAGCACCTATTATAGTTCTTTGTGCTGATACATAAGTTGAAGATACACCTAAACTATTCACAGCTTTTACTCTTACATCATAAGTTGATTGGTCAATTACATTTAAGACTCTGTGATTTAATCCTGAACCTTGTGCATAAATTATAAAATCAGAATCTGTACTTAATTTGTATTCTACTTGATAAAAATCTATAAATGAATCTGTACTTGCACCAATACTAACATCTAAAGCTACAATTACAGTTCCATCGTTATATTCAATTAGTTGGTCAGATAAAGTCACACTTGCTGGTGGTTGAACAGTAAAAGGATTAGGTAAGTTTGTTGTGGGAATTGTCGCTTGTTGTGTTTTTGTTGCCCAAGTATAATGAGTTGCCTGATATTCTACTAAAGATAATCCTATTGTATAATCTTCGTTAAATGTAATACCCATAACTCTAAAAGGTTTTGAAGAAAAACCTAATGAACTATGTGTTATATTTACAATATCTCCTATGGCCAAATCATAAGCATCAAAACTAACATTAATACCAAGTGTTAATGCTTCTCTACTTCTTCTTAAAATAACTTCTGCCATTTCTTCTGCTTGATATGGAGATGTAATTGTTTTAAATGTAAATCTACCCTCTAATAAAAATCCACCATCAGCAGTTTTCATAGTTGCGTGTTGATCTGCACTTGGCAAACTACTATCATCTATTGGTGGGAATTGAACTTCGTCCACTTGATAATTTCTTTCAGGATTTACAAAACCAACTATAACTCTATTGTATCTTTCATTCTTTGTTGGAATAGATAAATTATATCCACCTATAATATCATCTTCTGTAAGTGTTATTGATGCACTTCCTGTTGTTTCGATAATTAATTTATATTTACCTGAAGTATAAGGAAGATAACCTCTGCAACCTTTTAATAGTTCTCTAACATTATCTATAATTTTTTGTGATGTATCTAAAACTGTATTTGTATCAAATATATTAATATTACTTGCACCTGAATATGGTTCTACTTGTGTTTCACAAACTACTGAAGCATCATAAAAAGATTGTAAGTCTATTTCAGAAATAGCAATACCTTTTCCATATCTTTCATTTGTTAAATAATCTAATAAACACCAAGCTGGATTAGTTGAATGTGCTGATGCTTGTGCAACTAAACTAGCATTATAACTTACTACTTTCTTACCTTTTATTTTAGCTTGAACTTTAGGTATTCCAGTAAATGCGTCTTGATTCCATTTAAACCTTAATGCTAAATAACATACACCTCTTAATCTGTGATTAGTTCCCCAAGATGATAATGTTGATAATAATGTTGATGCAGTTTGACTATCTGTACCAAAATGAGGTTCTACTCTAATTAAACTTTCTGAATTTTTATAAAAATTACTATCTCCACTTCCTACTTCTACTGCAGTTCCATCTGATAAAGCACTTGCCCATGTGACAACTTTGTCATCAACTCTTATTTCTTCTATTGAGTTTATCTCTCCCTCTGCCATAGCGATGGCCATATATAGATAGGTATTATCTGTTCCTGAAGTTTCCATAAAGACTCTCGTTCCACCAACAAGTCTTTCTCCATAAATTACAGGAATATTTGCGTCATTAGATTGTTTATTTAGTAATATACCTCGTTCAAAATCATCAAATTCATTTGTTCCAAAATCTTCTATTTCAGGAACTTTTGGTCTTAATACCCAAGCAAGAAATAGTGTGACACCTAAAGATACAAGAGGATTAGCACTTTTAAAAAATGATACTGCTTTTGTGACTGCTTTTACTATTCCACCGAATCCACCAAATCCCATTATGCTCTACCCCATTTAATGTCTTGAACTGTTTGCGATGCAAAGTCCATACCTACATCATTTGCAAAAAATCTTTGTTGTGATGTGTTATT